AAAAGAGCCATCGACGATTACCAGGACTATAGTATATAAGATTGTCATGCCCCCTCCTTATTTTTTTTATTTCTATACTCCCATCCCTCTTTTCCGCTTTTACTATTATGGCATGGATGGCAAAGAGTTTGAAGATTGGATAAATCAGTTTTATGGCCTCCCATATTGATTGGCTTTATATGATCTACCACTTGCCCAGCTGTAACATTACCTCTCCTTTGGCAGGCAGAACATAAAGGATTTCTTTGGATAAAATAGTTTCTCAAGCTCCTCCATTGCTTACTATGATAAAAGTTTCCATTAGGATTTATCCTTGCTTGCTGCTCTTTCTTTGGCTGCCATGGCCTGCGTTTGCTTTCTGGTAGTTTAGGCATTGAGTTCTGTAATTAAAAAATAATACTCTGTATCTACTTCTAATATATATTCCAAGTTCTTATGATAGCAAAGTAATTGATCTTTCTGTCTGCTCTCCCATTTAGTGTGGCATCCAACTCTTTCTCCCATTGATAAGCATAAGTATTGAATGTTTTTTTTATCGCATACTAAATCAGCTCTCCTGCTTCTGGGAATTATATGGCTGTGGCTTAAAGGTACATCACTTCTACCACATCCCTCGCAATAATGCGCTCTCTCCTCTTGAATCTGTTTATAAACTTTGTTAAGCTTTCTTTTTACTTCTTTTTGTTTAGAGCTTATCTTTTTCATATTCCAAAAAGTATTACTAAAATAATAATAAGCAAAAGTAATAATGGATATAAATTTAATTTTTTCATATTGCTCTGGTTTTATCTTTACTTAAATACTCATCTATTACCCTAATGGTTTCAGTAAACCCTCTTGTAATTACAGCAAGATATCCTCTTTCATTCATAGCTGCTATCCATTCCTTTTGCGCTTGAGTTGGATAACCTTTTTCCTTTAGCTCCAGGAATAAACCAAAATAACCTCCTCTTGCTTCATAAATATCTAAATCATTCTTTCCCCTTACATATCCATTGCGTACTATCTTTCTTCTTTGAGCAGCGCTACTAATATAAGCTCCTGCAATGCTTGAGCAATACTTAACCTTTGGATGTTTTAGTTTCAAGTATCTTATAACTGATGTTTGTAATTTATCTTCACTCATTTGGCAAGTTTATGCTAAAGGTTTTGGCTGCCCAAATAATTACCTCATCTACTAACTTCTTAAATTCTTGCTTTGTAAGTTGAGCTGTTGATTTAAGATACTCTACTCTAATTCCATCTTCATACCTTTCACGCTTTAGGAATTTAAGCTTGCAAATATCATGCATTTCATCTTTATCATATCCCAGCTCATTTCCCATGATTTGCATGTATTTCCACCATAATTTATTTTGCTGATTAGTTCTAAAATCTTTGTTTTCTTTTAAGGTAAAGACAATATCTTTTCCCTCCAGCTTAACTAAATCCTCAACAAATCTTTCCTCATCTAAAAAATCTATTTTAAGATTTTTGATTTTTCCATAGTGCTTCATAAATAAAATAGTGTATTGATAAAATTAATATCATAAAAATAATGAAAGAAACAAATGGAAATAAAAATATTGTTAAAAGTATTCTAAAAAATTCATTCATTGTCATTACAATATTTATTGGTAAAAATGTTTCTCCAATAGTTTCTCTCCTTTTCAAGTTTGTTGCGTTTCAGATGCGACAATATTAATAAAAAAGATAATAAAATTATAATTATTGTTTTTAACATTATTAAGATTGTTTTGTTAATACCTGAATCAGCTCTTTATCATTATAGCAGGGCCTTGCTCCCTTATAATTATCTGGCTGAAACAATGATTTTATTTCGCTTATTTTATGGTTTTTGTCATAATAGATTACCCATTTACGAGCAATCCCCCATTTGTCTTTTACGCCTTGCGTTTTTTTAAGTAGTGCTAAAAAATTCATAGTTTTGTTTTTAGTTATTATTTTACCATTTATTTTTTATATTTCTCTGCCAGTATGCTCAAGGCATTCAGGGCAAATATCAGAATCATCCATAAAAGTTGCTCCACAGCATAAGCTCATTTCATCCTCAATTTCCTCATCTATTTCTTCCATTTCCTTTGTGCAAAAATATGCTTCCAGAATGCAAGCCACTATTACTATTAAATAAATTGCTAATGCTAATTTCATATCTTATATGTTATTTTTGGGGGAATTAGTTGTATAATAAATCTCCCTATTCTAAACTTAAACACTATTCTATTAGTTTTTGATTGCTTAATAAGGCCCTTGTTTTACTATCTATTAAATGCTTTGCTCCATTCCTATCATTATACCATCCCTCCCAAATCATTTTTTTAATTCTGTATAGCCATTTGTTCATAGTTTTAGCGCACAAATGAAATTCCTCTGATTCCAATACTCCATCATCAAAAGCTTGCTCTACAGCTTGCCAGCTGAATTTGGGGTATCTTGTAATAAGAATCTGGCTTAATCTTTTAGCCAATATAACTTTCTCATCAGCTGGTTTTACTTGCCCAAGATCAACTAATGTTTTCCCTATTAAATGCAAGCACTTAATTTCTAAATCTTTTTTATTTATTTCCTTAATCATTGTGTCTTTTTTAATAGTTCTTCTGCTTGCTTTTGGCTTTGCAGATGCATATCTATTTTGCTCATAGTTTGCTTTTTATTATAACTCTTTTCCCTTTTTGCCCAAGTTTTTAATCTTCTGCTAATTTCAAAAGTTGGCTGCAATTCCCATCTTTCTTTTGTTTTGCTTTTATTTGGCTCGCTCCAATAGTCATAAAAGCTTTCTAACATACTTTTTGGATAATCATAACTAAAAACCTTACTTTTGAATTTTTCGCTTTTAGAGAGAGTATTTTTGTTTATTCTTTCTTTTATTACTTCTTTACTTATTTGTATGCTGTTTTGCGTATCTGCATTATCCGTATCTGCAAAAGGGCGTTTCGGTTGCTCAAAAACAAAATAATCATATCCTATAAACTTTCCATTTTTTCTTACTTGGTTTCTTTCAATATAGCCAGCATCTATTAATTCGTTTATGATATTCCCTATTGCTCTCCTACCCTCTTTTGAGCAAGATACTATTCCATTGATGCTTAAATTCCAATCACTTGGCAAACTTAAAAGATAGCCCATTAATCCTTTTGCTTTTAAGCTGATCCCTTTGTTCTTAAAGAGCTGGTTGCTTATTGTAGTGTAGTTTTTGTTTTTTATTACTCTTATTACTTCCATTAAAATAATCTTTTTTGTGCTTGATGCTGTTCTAACCTTTTCTTTGCTGCATCAAAATAATCTTTATCTAATTCATAGCCCTCTAAATCAAATCCTAAATTAGAGCAAGCAATTGCTATTGATCCACTTCCTAAATGCGTATCAAGTATTTTATCTCCCTCTTTTGCATAGTTCATTAAAAGCCATTCATAAAGCTTAACAGGTTTTTGTGTTGGATGAATTTTCTTTTCTTTATTTTTCATATCCTGTTGGATAAACCCGAACCAAGTATATTTGTGTATTCTAACAGCTGTATTAAAAGATGTCCAAGCCAATTCTCCATCAGCAAAAAAACTCTCTTTATTGTTTTTATCCCATACAATAAAACAACTTGTATTTTTCAGATATTCTATAAAATAATTCCCACCCCAGATTATTTGGTTTTTACTTACCCTAATCAATTCTGTAAAATACTCTTTATTAGGGATTGCATTATCCCAATCCTTTTTTTTAAATTCAGATGCTTTCGCATGTTTATTACTAATACCAACCTTGCCAGTTTTAGCTATATTAATTCCATAAGGAGGATCAACAATAGCCAAATTAAATTCATTATCTGACATTTCTTTTAATGCTTTCATGCAATCTATGTTGTATAAATTAATCATTCAAATATAGATAATTGCCCAACTCCTCCAAACATCATAGTTTGGCCCTCTAAAGCATTTAATACCTTAACTTGGCTTGCAATCCTTTGCCTCAAGCTAATTATGCACTCCTCAAGCTCTTTTAGTGTGCTTGCAGTATAGTACCCTTTACCGCAACTACAAAGCCCGTAATGCAAGTTTTTTACTCTTATGTAATTTATGATCTTTCTCAATCTTGGGCCTTTTAGATTCATTTTTTCGCAAATTAAAGAGCCAGAAACAGCCATTGCTTTTCCTTTTCGCATTGATATACCTTTAATAATTAAAGGCACTTTATTAAGCTCATCTTCTGTAAGCTCGTAAGTAATATTTTCAAAATCATTAATCATATGAATCTCAAGACAAACTACTATAAGTCAAGCTGTGTTTGTTGTTGTATTTCAACAATTCTTTGCTCAGCTATGTTAGTATATTCTTTAGAAATTTCAAATCCAATATAATTTCGTTTACTTTTGATTGCAGAAATTGCAGTTGATCCACTTCCCATAAAAGGATCAAGTACAATACCCTGTTCTGGACAAAAAACTCTAATTAAATCAAATGGTATTTTGTCAGGAAACACCGCTGGATGTTTTCTCTTTAGTTTATTTTTATCACCTGCCATTAAATACTCCCATATTGTTCCTGGACATTTAGTAAGGTTTATTGGTCGTGTTACAGTTTTAGTTGTTTCTCCTGTTGTTTTTCGATTTCCAAAACCAGTAATTATTTTTCCTCCATGTTTTGATGGTATTTTAATAGGTTCTTTGTCAAAGTATTGAGGTTTTTTCCCTTTTAAAAACACAGGGATATATTCATGATCTACACGAAATCTTTTAGTCCACCAAGCACCCTCAGCACCATGTTTCTTGTAAATTACAGTTTCAAATAATTTAAATCCTATATTATCACACCAATCTATAATTGTTTTAAATGATGTAAGGGATTTTCCAAAATCTTTTGTTTGGTCTTGTATAACCATTGCCGCAATTCCCCCTTCTTTCAAAACTCTATAAATTTCTTTTCCGCTTTGATGGAGGTCTAAATTATATTTATTGTATGTCCTGAGATTATCATATGGGGGAGAAGTGACTATCATATCAATGGAGTTGTCTTGAAGCATTTTCATTCCTTTAATACAGTCCATTGTATAGATATTATTTTTTTTAATCTCTGATTTTTTTCTCATAATTAAAAAGGAATATCATCTGCATCATCTTCCATAACTTTTGAAACATTGCTGCAGCTTACATTAGTATAATATTTTCCATTCCATTCCCTGCTTTTGATAGCAATTTCAAATTCATAGTTATTGCCCTCACTTAACTCAATGATATTATCATTCCACATTTCAATTAAAAGCTCACTATGAAATTCATCCTTTTGGCTTACCAAGATAGGTTGCTTTTTCCATTGCTTTCCTGCTTTTGTTGTGCCGCTTTGCAGCTCCAGGATTTTATCTAATCTCGCTATTATTCTCATTTCTTCTCTGTTTTATTTGGTTATTAATTTCTTTTAGTTCAGTATTTAAGTATCTTGCTTGGTTTCTTTTAATCTGCATTAAAGTTTGCAATACATCAAAATCATTAGCCAATACTATAAATTTGTGATATTGATTTCGCATTTTAATATCAGCTGCCCTACCAGTAGTAAAGTTTTCAAAAGTTCTGCATAAATGTATTCCAGTAGCATGATGCATTCCTTTAATATAATCTTGCAATCTATTGTAAGGAATCTTCAGCTCTCTGTTCATATAATAAACAAGGAAACGCCTGGCATCAATTACATTTCTTTTTCGGCAAGTGTTATTCTCTAAATAAAATCTGTCAATGTTAAACATTTCAGACAATATTTCTCGCGCTTTCTCAATCCTTTCAATCTTAAATAGTTCTTTGTTATTATCCATTTTTTAATTTGTTAAGTGCATCTAAATCATTATTCCAATCCTTTGCAGCTGTTTTTTGGTAGCTAATTTCATCTTCCCCCAAAACATTAGTATAATTCATTGTCTTAATGATTACTCTTGCCAAAGCTCTTTTTTCAGCTATCTCCATTCTAAATGGTTGGCGGCAATTGTCTTTTGTAGCCGATCCAAAAGTTTCTATTTTAGGAATCCACTCATCTCCATCTCTAATTAAGCTGGTTGCTTTTACAATGCAATTATCAAGCTCTGCTTTTATTACATCATAGCTAACAGATATTTCATTTCTTGCCTGGATTTTCTCAATGCCTGATCTTGTAATTATCGCAAAACCTCTTTTATCTTTATAAACATCATTTTTATCCAAGTCATTATCCTTATAAATCTTATTCATTAAATCTTTCATTTTTCCAAATATGTTATTAGTTTGCAAATTGCGTTATTAAATTCTTCCTGATTACTTTCCTCATTATCCTCACTCATTATTGTACTTAAAAAGGTAGTTAAATACTCAATACTATCTTTTTCAATATGTATTTTATCACAAATTAATTTCCCGTCTACTATTCTACCCCTATAAAAGTATAAATTGTTGCCATTAATCCATTTACGATAAATAGGTAAATCGGATGCATGAAGCTTTTTATAGCTCTTTTGCTCATATTTAAGCTCACTTAAATTAATTGCTTTAGCATCTACTTTAGCACTTATCTGCAAATCCTTTTGCCGCATTTCGTGCATTTGGTTTTTTAATTCATTTAATCTTGCTTGTTCCATTGTTTTAGTTTTTTTAATTAATACAAGGCAAATATCAAAATATTTTAAACAATTGCTAAAAACTTAAATAAACTTTATTCACATACTTATTAACAAAAGAAAAGCCGCTCTGAAAAGCGACTAATCCTAACTAAAAAAACACAAAACATGTATTATATATGCTGGCAATAATACTAAAAATAATGGACTAATCTTGCAACTTGCCCGCTTTCTTTTTCATGTATAAATCCCTCTACTGCTTTTTGGCTGCAATATCCTTTACGGCTATGCCAACTATCTGCTGATGATGGACTTCTTAAATACTCTACACAAACTCCAATGTAATCTTTAGCATCTAACCATTTATGCTTAACTTTATGATGCAAATGATGCAGATACCAATATCGGAATTTTGTTTCCGCCCAAAGTTCTGGCTGCTCTTGAGCCATTAATAGTGGTAAATTTGCCATTTTAGCCCCATCCCCATGCTCCAGCCCTATTAAGCTATTTCCGTATTTATAATACTTTCTATGGCTAACTCCAGCATCTATTTTAATATCTTTGCAGTTTCTAAACCAAGCTTTCAAGCTATGAGCTAAATGGAATCCACTTTGGTAGTCATGATTGCTCATTGAGTGGATTACATCAACTGGAGCTAATTCTCTTAATATCTCAATGCATTTTACATATAGTTGTAAAGCTATTTCATAATGCTCCCACCATTTGCCATCTACATCTTGATGGGTACCTTTGCTGGTAGCAGTTCCATAAATACCCCTATCAATATGCATTACATCATTCCCAATGCAAAATAAAACTCTATCTATACTAAACCCCTTGGCTTTATCAATAAGCCCTAAAACGCCCTCTATTACCCTTTGAAATGCTATTTTATTATTGTAAGCATCTCCTGTTTCTTTTTCAGCTGCATATTTTCCAATATGTATATCAGCTGGATTTATTACTAAAAGGCATTCTCCCTTTTTATATTCTATTTCATTATAGGTAGGAGCGTAATCTTTTATGAGATTGTTTACAGCTTCAAAAATTTTGCTACTATCTATATTATCTTTGGTAACAATGGAAAAGCGATACTCTCCATTAGATGCTTGCCAATGCTTTACACTTACAATATCATCTTTTCTTATACCCCTTTCCTTAATATGTAAATCAAGGGCTGTATTCCCATTAATGTTTTTAAGTGGAGCTGCTCTATGTTGGTAGATTAATTCTTCCTCATCTTTTGATAGGCGTAATCTTCTACCATAATTTTTAGCCATGTGGTAAAATTAGAAATAAAAAACCTTTGCTTTCAAGTGGGATTTTTTATTTACTAACTACTTTTTGTTTATATCTGCAATCGATTGGCCTAATACAAGAGCCATTAAAGAATACACAAGTGATTGAGCAGTTGCTGGATCAATTCCTAAACTATCCTCTAATAACTTAATAAGAATTGCTGCAATAGTATAAAGGAATTTTTTACTTCCAAGCATACTCTTTATTGTTTGTGTAATAATCCAATTTTTCATTTTTATCTATTTTTAATTATTAATTCAATTTTCTCAAAACTTCCTAAATCATACATCAATTTGTAAAACGCTTTTCGGCTTTCGCCTACAAAATTTAACGCTCTGGTATTTCCTAATAATATACAACCCTTGCTGTTTTTAGGATAGTTACCAATGTGCATTAAAATCAATTCTCTATTTTCTACATCTAAAATATGCAGATGCTCATATTTATATTTGCTTTCTTCTGTATGCCTTTTTTTAACTTCATAAACGCCTTTAGGAATGCAAGATACTCTTTTTTCGTTATCTTTCCAAGGCAGTTCCAAAGTATGCCCATAAAATTCTCCATCAAAATATAGTTTTCCAATTGTAGATTTATCTGTAAAAGTATCTCTTATCAGCAATAAATTTGCTTTTGGCTTTTTCATAATGCTTTTGGCTTTTATGAATCTTTTTTTTAATAATCGGCAAAGCACCTAATCTATTTTTATTTGAGAAAAATTGCGGATATTTTTACACCTTTTACATTGGCAATTAATCGCCTTTCTTTTATTTCTTTTGCATCTTCCACTTTTCCCCATTTAGGATGGCTTGCTTTTTTATTTATTTTTTTCTTTTTGGGCATCTTTTGTAAATTTATAAATAGTAAATGTAATGGCAAGCACTAATGAAATAAAAGTTAAAATCTCATTGCAGCTGGTTAAATTTAATCCAATTGCACTTCCATTGGCTGTCATTACTTGTAAGCTATCTCCTATTTCTTTTTTCATTTTATTCGTATATTAATGTAAATGTTATCACTCCTCTAAAACTTGTTGTGCCTGTAACTGAAATAGTTGGCACTATTATATCTCCTGCACTTATTGTAGCTGCACTTAAACTGCTAAAAGTTCCTAATCTTGGCTTTGCGTTTCCATTCATTGTTAGGGTTACAGTTCCTATTGATGTTTGAGTTAAAGCAGCGCTGGCATTATCTGTAGGAGATACCTTGTAAAGAGTTACAGTTAAATTATCAGTACTACTTCCGCTTATAGCTACTCTTCCGCTTTCAATTTTACAATCATTATCCAATAACAATCTTGAGCCTTTTAATGCTCTTTGCGTTCCTATTTGGCTTGGAGCATCTGGATTTATTTCGCTCCATCTTCCGCTTTTATTATTATCCTCTCCCTCACTTATATAATAGTTTCCGCTGGATATATTATTGCCCTCACATCTAAAGCTAACTACTTCTCTACCTACTTTACCAGCTCCATCTATTGTGGTAGATGTTACTGCCATGCCTCCAATAGTTCCCTCTGTTTTATTTTGGTATTGCTGGATTAAATTCCTTTGATTTATTCCTAACAAAGCTCCTACTGGCACATCTTCATCAAAAGCAAAAGCATCTATGGTTAAAGAGGTATCTCCACTTGATTGCGCTGCATTTAGCCTTAAATTATAAATTTCTCCAGATTGGTTATTTATTAAATAAATTCTATCATTATCAGCTAATAAAGTTTCTCCAATATCATTTATAGGAATAGAGGTTATTTTTTCTACTAATATTATACCATCAATATCCAATGTAGTACCTGCAGCGCTTGCTAATATTTGGATAGTCGTAGATGTTTCTGGAGTAATGCTTTGCGTGTAATCTCCATTGGCTGTTACTGTAGTGCCTGCAGTAGCTCCTAATTGAACATAAACACCGCCAGAGCTATAACCGCTAACAGTAAATTGCACTTCATATTGCTTGCCTAAAGTAATTGCTGAAGAAACGCTTAAAGCCCCTTGCCCAGAAGCAACGCTTGCAAACTTTAATTGACTTGATGATATTGTAACTCCAGAGCTTTTACTCCAATCGGAATCAGCTGTAAATTGGCCATTTGCTACTTTATTTTGAGCAGATAAAACGGCTGTAGTGGTAGCAATAACTGCAGGAGCAGCCATTTTAGGGCTTAAAGTAGCAGATGGAGAAGATGTATTAGAAGCATTTGGATGCGTAGTACCTCCAATTGGAGAGGTTAATGAGTTCAAATTTGTAGTAGTAGTGGTAATAGTTGGGCTTTGTCTTTCAATGTTAAACCATTCTCCATCCCACTCATCCTCTCCAGTTGTAAAACTACCTCTTAAAAAAATATAATTTTTAGATGGGAAAGTTCCGTCTGGATGTACTAATCTACCAATAGGATTGATATATTTTGGCCTACTTCCGCTTCCATCATTTTGGTATCTTTCATGCCGCCCTAAAACTATCCTTGCGTTCATTCTGTAAATAGAAGAATTTTGCCCTTCTAAATATTGCTCTAATAAAAGTTTGGTAAGGCTTAAAGGAGTAGAAGGCGTAATTGTTCCAATCCCCCAATCCCCAGATGGATCAGTAAATACCCATGCACTTCCATTCCAAACTTGTATAGCTGAAGCATCAGAGCCAAGCGCACTATCTCCCCAATTTAATGGCCCTAAATATATTTCAGATGTATCGTTAGTGTTAGTTTGACTTATAACTTTAGAGCCTAAAGCACCGACACTAAAAGAAGAATTTAATAAATACAATTGCCCAGCATAAGGATTTCCAGTACCATTGTAAACTAATGTTTGAGTATTTACTCCATTAGGTTGAGCTACTACTTGATTAGTCCAAGTGCCAGGAGCAGCATTTAACTGATTTTTCCATTTTACTCCATGAATATTATAATCAATTCCATTTGCTGAAGTTGAAAAAGTTCCTGTAAAGCCCTTAATTTTTACAGGATCTTTAAATGAGCCATTTGAAGCAAATGCTTGCAAAATAATTTCAAACTGCCATGTACCAGTTACCCCAGTAATTGCTGGCATTTCTCCACTTGGGCTACTATGTGGAGTTAATGTAGCCATTCCACCACTATTAGAAAAAACTGGAGAAGATAATCTAATAAAATCTCCTACAGCTGGAAGAGTTGTACTCCATGCATAACCACCAGAGCCATTAGAATATAGGTATTGAGTTGAGCCAGTACCAGTAGCTCCAGAGGGAATTGATGCTTTTATGTAGCAATCAAAATTAACTGTAAAATCATTAAAAGCAGTATTATAACTTGCAACGCTTGTATCTTGCTGAAATGATAATGGTATCTTTAATAGGAATTTTGTAGCTACTTGAGGATCTTCCATTATTAATTGAGATACAGAAACTATATTTCCTACACCACCAGTTGAGTTAGGCCCTGGCGTACTTTCTGGAAATCCGTTATAATAGTTTTCGCTTCCAAAGTTTATAAAATCGCCACTGACTTTTTTAAGTATTGGATAATTCTCAAAAGTTGTGCCAGCTAATTTTTGTATACCTTTACCTGGATTAGTTTGGTTTTCTATTACTTGATTATATCTACTCCAATAAGTACTGCCTAAAAAATCATTACTTGCTATATGCGCTCCACTTAAATCATAATCTCTTGTGTTTATATTTTCAGGATTTATTAAAGTTCCAGATTCTGCAGTGTTATAGCCATCAATTTGAATGAAATGATATTTATGTTTCCAATAAATACACCTCATTCCAAAGGTTATGCAAAGGCTTTTTAAGACATCATAAGAATTTCTTACAATTATATTACCATCAGCATCCACCTCCTCCATCATTCCCATTTTTATTTTGGTTTGATGTAAAGGCCCAAAAGTCATTCCAGCGTTAGCGTGCTGCTCATTGTACCAGTTTACAGCTGCTCTAATTAT